TACCCTTTGAAAATATATGGGATGAAGGAGCTAGTGGTACATTTTGTAGTTTCTTTATACCTGATTTTCTTAACAAGCCAGGATTTATAGATACTGATGGAAACTCCGAAGAACAAGGAGCTAAACTATTTGAAGAACGAGAAAGAGATATAATAAGGAATAGCAGTAAGAATCCAAGAGATATTATTGCTAGAGCAATGGAACATCCATTCAATCCTAAAGAAGCTTTTAGTAGAATAGGAGAGAATATATTCCCTATAGAACAATTAGAAGTACTTGAGAATTACCTTAAAACTAGAGAGCAGTATTTTGGAACTCCCGGTAAACTAGAGCATACAGGAGAAAGTGTTAAATTTAGACCTGACTTTAATGAGCAACCTATTTATGAGTTCCCTGCTTCTTCGTCTAAGAATGAGGGATGCGTAGTTATTTATGAAACTCCTTACAAAATGAAAGGTAAAGTGTCTGATAATTTGTATATTATTTGCCATGACCCATTTGCCATGGATGATGCTAACTATACTAAGTCATGTGGAGCATCGTATGTTATTATGAATACTAATAACATAATGCCACCAGGAGAAAAGATAGTAGGAAGTTATATAGCTAGACCAAGAACAACAGATGAATACAATAAGAATTTATTTACATTAGCTGAATATTATAATGCCAAGATAGGCTTTGAGTCAGATAGAGGAGATGTGATAGGTTATGCTAAGAGATTTAAAAAGTTGCATTGGCTAGAAACAGAATTTGAGTTAGCTTATGATGAAACAATAAAAACAAGTAATCCAAGTAAGCAAAAGTATGGAATGAAGATGGCAAGTGGTAAAGAAAACTTGCGTAAACTTGTAGGAGATAAATACATAGCAGATTGGTTGATTACTCCAAGATATGAAGATAGTAATGGAAGAGTATTCTTAAACTTGGATGCTATACCAGATATAGGACTAGTTAGAGAGCTTATAAAATACAAACCTAAAGGTAGTCAGTTTGATAGAGTGTCTGCACTTAGAGTTGGAATGTTTCATCTAAGAGAACTTATATACGGTAATAAAGTAGTAAAACATCAAAAAGAACCTAGAAGATTCTTTAAAACAAAACTATATCAATGAGGCCAAAACAAAGAGTTTCTAATACAGAGAAGAATACTAAAGACCACAAAGAGTCTAGTTATAAGTATTTTTCAGATTTATGTAGTAACAAATTAATGTCTACATCTAAATTGGAAAGTCTTTATAGACTAGCCAATGGAGACTTAGATGAAACTGATTATACTTATATAACAGACCCATATAAAGGAAGAGCGCAGAACAGACCAGAACTAACAGGCTTTCCTGCTAAGATGAGAAACTACGATATAATTTCTCCTAACTTACTACAGTTAGTATCTGAATATGGAGGTAGAGATTTTGTATTTGATATTACAAATTTATTTTCTGATATACCTGCTAAAAGACAAGCTTTTATTGAAGCTAAGATTAAAGAAAATATGTTTGCAATGTTCAGACAAGAACTAGCAGCACAGGGATTATCAGAAGAAGAAGAACAACAGGAGATACAAAGTTATCAGGCTATCCTACAAGAGTCTTTAAGTATAATGGATGAAGTAGCTATAGATGGTAAAAACATACTAGACTATATTATATACGATCAAAGTTTAGCTAGAAAATACAGAGAAGCTTTTTATGATTTCATAGTATGCAGTAGAGCATTTTCTTATAAAGAACCTGACTTTAAAAAGGATAGATTAAAACTAAAGACATTAAGTCCTTTTGGTTTTTCTTGGGCTATGAGTCAAGATACTACTTTTATTAAAGATGGTATTGCTGCTAAATATGAAACTTCCATGTCTGTTACTGAAGTACTAGATACTTTTCAAGATATACTAGATAAAGATCAAGTAAATGCGATAGAAGCTATGGTAGGCAATAACGAAGGGTCTACAAGAAGAGCTATGGTTTATTCTGATGCAGAAACTAACTTTCTAAATAAATTTAGTAGTCAGTATAGTCCAGACTCTATACTTGTTGAACATACAGTATGGAGAGCAACAAGAAAGATAGGATATGTAACAGGACTTCAAGAGGATGGAAGTATAAAAAGAGTTAAGGTACTTGAGAGTTATAAGCCTATGTTTGGAGAAGAAGTTGAATGGGAATGGGAGGATGAAATATGGGAAGGTTATAATATAGCTGGATTATTTAGAGTAGGTATTCAACCTATTGAATACTTGACAGGAGAAAAAGCAGAGTTGCCTTATAATGGTAGAATATTTCATAATAGAAGCCAAGAACCTAAAAGTATTGCTCAGAAAGGATATGAATTTCAAGTAAGTTATAATATAATAAAATATACTGTAGAAAAACTTGTTGCTAAAAACAAAGATAAGGTTTCTATAATTCCATTAGGTCTTATACCTGAAAAAGAAGGTCATGATGAATTTACTACTCTTTATTATATGGATGCCGCAGGTGTTTTATTTGTAGACGAAACAAGTGAAAAAGCATCAGTAGCACTTCAAGCATTAAAAGTTTTAGATTTGTCATTAAGTCAGTTTATTAATAACATGGTTGGACTTGCTCAATCAGTAAAGATTGAATGGGATGAAATGATAGGAATGTTTAGACAAAGAAAAGGAAACGTTCAAGCATCAGATGCAGTAGGTACAACAGAGAGAGCAATATTCCAAGGCTCTATTATGACAGAAGAAGTAATGACACAGTTCGATGAATTTAGAACGAATGATTACCAAAGTATATTAGATTTATCTCAAGTAGCATTTAAAAAAGGTGTAACAAAATCTTATAGGACTACTGATCTTATGGAGCATTATATTAATATTTCAGAAGATAGTGATTTTCCTCATGCTAAACTAGGATTATTTGTAACTAGCTCTTCAAAGCTTAAAGAAAGAATGGATACTATAAAAGGACTTATGCAACCTTATGCTCAAAATGCTGGTAGTATGAGTACTATAGTAGACATTATTAATACAGACTCTATAAGTAAAGTTGTAAACAAGATTAAGAAGTTTGAAAAAGAGATGCAAGAGGCTCAAGCTCAAGAACAGCAAGCAGCACAAGCTGCTGCTCAAGCTGCTATTCAAGCAGAAAGTGAATTGAAAATGGCAGAGATAGAATCAAGAGAAAGAATAGCAATGGATAAAAATGCTGTTGAACTCGAGAAAGCTAGAATGGCTATAGAAGGTACATTGATTGGCCAAGACTTAAATAATAATAAAGTAGACGACAGTAAAGAAATAATTGAAGGTTCTTTAAAGAGGGAGGAGCTTAGAATAAAAGATAAAGAAATAGCGGTCAAAGCAAACACTGAAAAATATAAAGCAGATACAAGTTTAAAGATAGCTAAAGAAAACAAAAATAAACATGATAGCAAATAAATTTTTGGATTTCTCATTCTTTATACCTATAATTAGTTTGTAAATAATATCTACAATTAACCAACAAGTAATATGAATCTTAAAATAAACACAGCAGGATTAGCAGGATTTGAATCACAAGAAGAAGAAGTAATTATTGATTCTCAAGCTCAAATAGAAAAAGATGCAGCAGAAGCAGCAGCCGAAGAACTTAGACTACAAGGAGGACAAGTTACAGAAGAAGAAGAGGAGGAAGGAAAAAAACCAAAAGGTACTCCAGGAGAGGAAGAGGAAGAAGAAGAGGGGGACACAGTAGTATCTAATATTATAAATACTTTTGGAATTGATACAGGTAAAAAGTATGAAAATACTCAAGAAGGTCTTTCTAACTATTCTTTAGATATTAAGGAAGCTATTAGACAGCAATCTGTAGAAGAAGAAAACACTCGTATGCCTCTTCTAAAAGCTCTAAGAGAACATCTTGAAGAAGGTAGAAGTCTTGATACTTTTATGCGTAAGAGTGAAGCTATAGATTACAGTGCTATTAGGCTTAATGAAGAAGATGATAATCAATTAAAAGAAGTAATTACTCAAGGTTATAAATCTAAAGGATTAGACAATAGATTAATAACTCGTTTGATTAAAACTTCTGAGGAAGAAGGAGTTCTTTATGAAGATGCAAAAGAAGCATTAAAAGACTTAGGAGATTTTCAAGCTAATCAGCTTAAAGAGGAAGAAGAATCAGAACTCACTAGAGTTGGTGAGATGAAAAAAGAATCTGAAAAAACTTGGAAACTAGTCGAAGAAAAGGTAAATAGTGGTAAGCTTTTAAATTTCAATATTCCACCAACGGAGAAAAAACAGTTTCTTGAATTTATAGGTACTGCTGATAGAAGTGGAAAAACAGAACTTAGCAAAAAGTGGGAAGCATTAGATATGGAACAAAGACTAACAATAGACTATATGATCTATAAGGGTTTGAAGTTACCAGTAATTCCTGGAACACCTACAAGTGCACCTAAAGCAACTTTAGGAGCAGGTAGTAGAATGTTTGCAAATGCTGAGACAAAACAAGTTGGAGGTCATGCAAATGATTTAGCTGGAGCATTGAAGAAGTTTACATTTGGACAGAATCATTAACATTAATTAAAAATATAGTAACATGGCGGATATGAATCCAGAATTAAGGCTGTTTTCGGACAGTTACAATGATAAGGGATATAGTAGTACTAATCACTTATCTACAGCATTGCTACAACAAAGTGAGCTTTTATCACCTGTAGTAACGCACTTGTATGGATCGGATAAGAATTTCGGTAGTAAGAACTTTCCTCTATCTTTCATTACAGAAGGAATGGGTAACACCCGAGGAATTAAGACTATGGAGTATCGTTATCCTGTAATTGGAAGACCTAAGAAATCTTCTAAGGTAGCTAAGTCTTTATATACTGCTGGTCAAAAGCCCGGTGTTGGACATAGTGAATTTAAGATTACTTTTGAAGATAGATGGTTTCATAAGTCGCTAACAATTATATCCTCATCAAGAACAGTTGCTCGTATTAAGAGTAATCCTGTTAAGGTAGGTACTATGTGGGAATACACTTGTGAACTTATTAATCCTAGTTCAACTGCTTTTTGTCCACTGAAAGACTTGCAAGCAGGTGCTAAGTGGGGTAGAATGGTAGCAACTGTTGGTGCAGAAGCTTCAAGAGGTGTTGAATCTCGTAGTTATTCTCCTGGTATGGCGACTAACCAATTGTCTCTTGTTCGTGATAGTTATTCTTTCAGGGGTAATGTTCAGAACAAAGTAATGGTAGTTGAAATTAAAGCAGATGGTAAAGTTTACAAGTTCTGGTCTGAGTGGGAACTGTATCTAAGAAACTTAGAGTTTAAAGAGAAGTGTGAAACACTACTTTGGTATTCTCAGTATAACAAAGATGAATCCGGAGAAATTCACAACATTGATGAAGATTCTGACGAAGTAGTACCATTGGGTGCAGGTGTTTTACAACAAATACCAAACTCTAGTACTTATTCATTCTTGACTACTAAGAAACTAGAAAGTATTATTACTGATACATTCTTTAACGCTTCTGATGCTCAGGCAGTAAATGTAGAAATCTTTAGTGGTACTGGTGGACTAAGAGAAGCAGATAGAGCAATGAAAGCTGCATCTTCTGGTTTTACTTTAGTAGATAGTAAGCAAATAAAAGGAGAAGGATGGAATATGATGTTCGGTTCTTACTTTTCTGTTTATCGTCATATTGATGGTCATACAGTAACATTCAGACATCTTCCTTTGATGGATGGTGGAGTAATGGCTGATATTTCTGATCCTCACCCTATTGATGGTCTTCCACTAGAATCTTATAATATGTATATCTTGGATAACTCTGTCTATGATGGACAAAAGAATATTCAGTATGTATATGAGATTGGTAGAGAAATGATAGAGTTTGCAGTAGCAGGTGTTAAAGTTCCTCTTGGATACCCTAACACTTCTTTTAGAGCAACAGATAGAGATGCTTCTA